CGATCCGCGAGAGCAGCGGCGCGAGGGTGGCGCCGACGCGGATGACGCCCATCTTGAGCACGGTGGTGAGGCGGGTCATCTGGTCGGTGAGCTCGGCCGCGGCGGTGGCGTCCTTGGTGGACATCACGATGCCGAGCTTCTCGGCCTCCTGGAACATCGCCTTGATGCCGCCCGCGCCGTCGCGGAGCATCGGCAGCAGGCTCGTGCCGCTGCGGCCGAAGACCATGGTGGCCAAGGCCGCCTTCTCGGTGTTGTTCGTCATCGTGGCCAGGGAGGCGGCGCTCTCCATGAAGAGCGTCTCGGTGGTCTTGAGCTTGCCGTCGGTGTCGTGGACGCTGATGCCGAGCCGGTCGAAGGCGTCGACGGCCGTGCTCAGGCCGCGGTCGGCGTCCATCGCCGTGCGCTGCATGCGGCGGATGCCGACCTCGAGGGCGCCGATGTCGGTGCCGCCGATCTGCGCGGCGTGCCCGAGCTTGGAGAGGAACTCGACGGAGGTCCCTGTGCGTTGGCTCATCTTGTCGAGGGCGTCGCCTGCGGCCATGAATTTCTTGACGGTCGCGAACATCACCCCGCCGACGGCGAGCCCGCCCGCGGCCCCGACGGCGAACATCTTGCCGACCGAGCGGCCCCAGCGGTTGAGGTCGGCGCGGGCGGAGCGGAGCCCGCGCTGGAGACGGGAGCGGACGCCGATCTCGACCTCGCCACGGCCTGCGCGGATTGCCGAGCTGCCTACGGGCATCAGGCGGCCCTCCCTCGGATGGCGTCGCGCCAGCCTCGCGGGAGGATGCCGCGGGCGATGGCCTTGGCGAGTGCGGGCCGCATGAAGGGGTGTGCGGCGTAGCGGGCGCGGTAGCGGCGGACGCGGCGGCCTCGGCGGCGGCGAACCTGGCGGATGGTGCCGCCGTGCTCGAGCACCTCGGGCACGCGGCCCCCGCCCTCGACGCCAGGCGCGTGGACGGGTCCGATGACGGTGCTGCGCGTGCTTCGGTCCCAGGCGTAGAAGATGCCGCGCTTGAGCAGGCCCGTGTGGCTGTGGGGCGGTTGGCCGGGGCGGGAGTAGCCCCGCCGGCGGCGGATGGAGCGGCGGGCGGTGATGCGGATCCACGCGGCGGCGGGTCGCTGGGCTCGCATGGCGGCGCGGTTGACCTCCCGCTCGATGCGGGCGTCGTCAATGAAATTCCGCGTGACGCTGCGGAAGGTGTACTTGAGGGTCAGGGCGCCAGCGTCCATCTACTTGCCCAATCCAAAGGCTTGTTTCACGATCGCCATGTTCGCCTTGCAGATCCGCAGGCCGGGGGCACTGGCGGGCGGGCCCTCGTCGTAGGGCGTGAAGTCGGCCACCGTCCACAGGCTCTTGTCTTTCTTCTCGAGCGAGCCCGCGGCGATGGTGCAGGCGATGGTCGCCGCTCGGGCCCAGGCCGCCTTGTCAAGGTCCCGCACGTGCTTGTGGCGGGCTCGGACGCGCTGCACGAACTGCCGCAGGGTCAGGCCTGCGGTGGGGATGCCGAGCGCGCCGGCTTGGCGCTCTATGGCGTCCCAGGGGTCGTCGGCTTCGGCGGCAGATCGAGGGTCTTCGCCGTCAGGCTGCCTGTCATCGCCTCGCGCACTCTCTCCGCCGTCTGCTGGAGCTCGAGCAGCTCCTCGCGGCGGGACGCGGGGAAAAAATCCGTGAGGGCCTCCCAGAAGGCGGTGCGGGCCTCGGTGATGACGTCGCCGTGGAAGGCCTTGTAGAAGTCCGCGGCCAGGACCGTCAGCTTGTCGGCCTGGGGCTTGAGGGTGGCGTAGAGGATCTCGGCGAGGGCGAGCGGGTCGTCGACGGTGTTGATGATGCCCTGCTTGCCGTCGGCGTCGAGGATGTTGAGCTCGGTCATGCGGCGGACGCGCTGTGCCGTGGGGATGTCGATGTGGACGTCCCAGACGCGGCCCTCGGCGTCGGTGAACTGCTGGGCCATGTCGCTGCCTCCATGTCGCTGCCGTGTCGGTCGGGCCGTCGGCATCACGTGCTGACGGTGTGCCACTCGGGGTCGTTGGCGGCGCCGGCCGCGGGCTCGATGCTGATGGAGACTTCGGAGAACTCGAGCATCGGCTCGGCCTCGTCGAAGCCCGTCACGTAGCCGGTGAAGCGGGGCCCCTCGGCGCCGGCGGTGGCGATGGGGTCGTCGACGAAGACGACATCGAGAGTGGTCTTGGCGTAGTGGGCGGCGCGGAGCACCTCGAAGACGGCGTTGGCGCGGTTGCGGCGCATCGTGAGGGTGACGGTGATGTCGCGCACCGTCGGCTTGACGGTCCCGACGGAGCTGTCGCGGGTGGTGCCGTCGGCCTTGCGGAATTGGGACGGGAGTTGCACGTCCTTGAGGGTGGGGATCTTGATCCACGAGGGGGTGTCGTAGGTGCCCGCGTTGTAGTACGCGTAGCAGTCCATCCCCGTGGTGGGTTCGTCGCTCATGGGAGAGCTCCTAACGGGTTTCCAAGGTCTGGAACGTGAAGGTCAGGACCGCTGCGAAGAGGTGGTCTTGACGGAGCATCTCGTCGTCGGTGAGCCACTCGCTGCCGCCCCACCTGGCGGTGTCGTAGCCGGGCAGCTTGGGGCTATCGAGGTCGTCGTCGATGTCCTCGAGCAGCGCGATGAGCGGGTCGGTGGTGTCGTTGGCGGCGGCGGCGCCGACCTCCAGGGCTGCGAGGGTCTTGCGGACACCGACGTCGATGACGTAGGACACGCGGTTGGTTTCGCGGTCCTCGGGCTCTTTGCGGCGGCCACGGGGCACTGCCACGACCTGGAGGGTGGTGAGGTCCTCGAGCTTGAACTCGGGCGAGTTGCGGCGGATCGCGGTGAACGTTGGGGAGAGCGTCCCGTCGGCCACGCGGGCGTTGAGCTCGGCGACGATGGCGTCGGTGATGGCAATCAGCTTGCTCGCCACGTCAGTTCACCTCGCGAGTGTGGATCCGCAGGACCGTGTGGCCCGGGTCCTGCCAGCGGGTGCAACCCTCGCCGGGCACGGGGGAAACGTCGTGGGTGACGATGGAGCCGCCGATGGTCTCTTGGATCTGGTGGCCGTGTGTGGGCTTGACGGTGGAGCCATCGAGCACGAGGTCGGCGGCGAGCACCATCGTGTAGTCTCGCATCGTCACGAGCGTTGGCAGGCCCTCGGCGTCGACGAGCTCGACCTCCACCTGCACGGGCACGGCCGTAACGTCCACCTCGTTGGTGCCGTCGGTGAACGTAACGGTCTTGCCCTCGATGCGTTGGAGGGTGGTGCGGGCGCCGGCGATGGCGGAGGCGATGGTCAAGGGGTCCTCCAGGCTCGGTGGGGCAAATCTTGCCCCACCGAGCCGTGGATGGGGTCAGGCTACGTGGCGGCGGGCTCGAGCGCGGTCTCGTCTGTGACGAGGCTCTCAGTCCGCTCGATCGGGACGCCGTGGCTGTCGGTCGGGAACGGCGCCGGGGCGCCAGTGCCGTTGGTGGCCGTGCGGCTCGCCTGGAGCCGGTAGTGCTGTTGCCGGTTGCAGAAGATGACATCGGGCTCCTCGCCGACGTGGAACTTGCTGAGGGCCTCGGCGATGAGGGTGTCGGTGAGGCCCTTGGTGTTGGCGTCGTCGAGGTTGCAGATGCGCACCCCTCGGAGGTTGTTGGTGAGGCAGATGGCGCACCACGCGCCGATGCTCTGGGCGAAGCCCCAGAGGGTGTTGGCGGTGGAGACGGGGATGAGCGTCTTGATGAGCTCGCCGATCTCGAGGGTGGCGTCGTTGCCCCAGGCCATGCAGAAGGCCTGGGTGTCGAGGCTGAGGAGGTAGGCACTCGACACGTCGCCAGAGCCGCCGGCGTCGACGACGTTGGTGCTGTCGGTGTTGGGGTAGAGGCTATCGATGCCGGCGAAGCCGTTCGCGTCGGTGGTGGTGCCGTACCAGATCTGCGAGCAGAGCAGGCGCAGTGCGCCCCGCCATGCGGCTTCCTTGTAGATCTGCTTGGTGCGCTCCTCGCCCCACTCGCTTTCCTTGACGGCCGCGACGTCGATGTCCCACGACGCGTCGAGGTACTTGCACGTCACGGTCTCGTTGGCGGGGGTGGGCTTGGTGGTGTCCCTGCCCGCGTTCACCGCGCGGAACTTGGCGACGGGGTCGGCGGTGATGTCCAGGGTCTTGAACACCGTCTTGGAGACGGGCTGGGCGGGGAAGAGGCGGAACTCTGGGAACTTGGTGGAGAGCTTGATGATCGGGCCGATTTCTTCCTCCGCGTTGTTGACGAGGAGGATGTCGGCGGAAGTGGCTCTGACGTTTGCCATGGGGGCTACTCCTGCGAGTCAGGGGCAGCGCCGCGTCGCCACTCACGTTTCGGTTGCGTGTGCCTGGCGGTGGATCACTCCGCCTGGCGTCTGCTCTCGCGGGCGGCGATGATCTGGTCGGCCTTCGCCTCGGCGTCCTCCTGGGAGAGCCCGCCGTCCTTGGTGTAGAGCTTGACGAGCTTCTCGCGCTCTGCGACGGCGGGGTCGGGCTCCTCGGCCTCTGCGGTGACGACCTGCTCCGAGCCCATGGCCGCGGCGGCCGCGTCGAGCTTCTTCTGAAGCTCGGCCTTCTGCTCGTCCTTCTGGGCGAGCTGGGTGTCCTTGGCCCCGAGCTCGGTCTGGAGCCGCTCGATCTCGGCCTGGCCGGCCTCGAGCATCGACTTGCCCTCGAGGAAGTAGCGGCTGCCCTGCTCGCCGAAGGCCTCGATGTAGGGCTTGGCGGCCTTCCTGGCCAGGGCGGCGGCATCCGTCGCCGGCGTGGCCTGGGTGGTGGGCGTCTCGGGCTCGACGGCGACCTTGAGG